ATGGAGACGCTTTTATTATCGCGAAAAAGATTTGCCCAGAAAAAGAAAATGTTCCTCAGTTTATCGTTGAAAATGACGGCGTATCAGAATCTTGCAAAAAAGATATGGTTGTTGAAGAGGGTTGGTGCAAGTTTCAGGTAAGAACCGATTGGGAAGATTACGAAGGCGAACCCATTGGCGGTTATCACGTTGTCGAAGCTAAATTTGATGCAAAAACAAAAGATAGTTTAACAGGGAAACGTAAGCGCGGGTGGTTCCCTGTGTGGATTGTCAGAACCGGAGACTGGTATTAAGGAGGAACCCCAAATGAAACCAAGAGCAATGATTAGCCAACCGATGAACGGTAAGACGAACGAACAAATCATAGGAGAACGTAAAGAAGCCGTTAGATGGCTTGAACGAGCAGGTTATGAGATTGTAGACACAGTTTTCAATCAAACAATGGCCTTGCCAAATGAAGTAGTAAACAAGTCGGTAGCGTTCCTAAACAAATCAATTGAGGCAATGAGCATCTGCCACGCTGTTTACTTTTGCAAGGGTTGGGAGAATGCCAGAGGGTGCAAGATTGAGCATGACATCGCATCGGCATATGGTCTTGCTGTGTTTTATGAAGGTTCATTCAAGTTAAATAGAACGCTCGATTTGATTTTATGGGGACTTCAAACAGCCGAGAAGGGGGGGAGAAAAGTAAATACTATTCACATCGGCAAGCACGCTCTATTAGAACTTCGTTTCGAAATAGAAGAAGATTTGGTTTATTTAGCGATAAATGAATCTGGTAAAGAGTTAAATAAGATTTTCGGCAAGGAATTGATTCTGATTGACGATCCAGAGCAAACAAACGACATTTTCGTCGTGCTCGAAGGTAAAGGCAAGGATTCATTTTATCTACAGAAAGATATGAATATGAGGTTCAAAGCATGAAACACCGTGTTAAAAAAGGTGACCTGGTTCGTTTGAAACCTTCAGTTAATCGAGAAACATTGAATCTGATGGGAATCATCACTGAAGCACAGCATGTTATGCAGGTATTAGGACACAAATCAAACGGTGCGAAGGTAACAGAAATTGTCGGTGATGGGTTATGTCGATTCAATGAAGTGATCGTCTATATTCCTGATTCGTTTTTAGAAAGGGTTACGGTGAAGAAATGAGTGAAGAAGTTCAAAAATACGAGATTAAATTAACGCCGAAGCCGTTTAGCGAGCATGTCAAAGGATTGAATGCAGCAGCTTTTTGTATTCACATGAACGCCGTTAAGCACGGATGGTATGACGAGCCACGAACCTTTGGTGATGTCATAGCGTTGTGCCACAGTGAGCTTTCGGAAGCACTGGAAGCTCACCGAAACGGCGATAGTGAGTTTTGCATGGAAACGGAGAAGCCGGAGGGTGTAGCTGTTGAAATGGTCGATTGCATGATCCGAATATTGGATTATTTGGCTAGTCAGCATGTAGACATCGAGAGAATTTTGTCATTGAAGCACGAGTATAACGTCGGTAGACCATATCGACACGGGGGAAAGCTTCTATGAGCGTAGCAAACGGCAGGAGGTTGATCCAATGGTTTATGTTTGCCCGTTTTTCAGATCATACAACGCTAAAACGAAAACGATAAATTGTTCTGGACACAAATTGAAGTTTCGTAACCGCATCGACCGTTTAGAATACACGGGCAGATATTGCTGCTGTGTTGAAGGGTGGATCGATTGCACATTAGCAACCGAACACATTAAAAGGCAATCAAGGGAGGATGAAACTTATGGGGAAGATTAGGAACTTGCAACGGTACAAAGAGAATGCAAACTTAAAACGATTACCACCTGCCGAGCTTCGCAAGATGAAAGCAGAAGCGAATCAGAATGCCTATTCGAGAGAACGTGCCGACCGATACATGGCAACGATGAAGAAGCAATCGGCTCAATTTGCCGAATATCGTCAGATGATGGAATCTATGACATACGCCTTAATCAAGAAGCTCGTGGAGGATGGTCCTGTTACCCTGCCAAGAAAGTTGGTGGATAATCTGTCATTAGCCGAGTTTGACATCATCATTACTGATACGCAGTTTGAATTCAGAAAGAAGGTGGCTGCCGATGCAACTGCCGTTACCGAAGACAGGGATGAAACCACAAGCACCACTGGAAGCACAGGAACAGAAAGCGTTGATCCAGTGGGCACAGTATAGCGAAGGTAGATACCCGGAACTGAAGATGCTGTATCATGTTCCTAATGGTGGTTTACGTGATAAACGGACAGGCGCAGAAATGAAGCGGTTGGGTGTAAAAGCAGGTGTTCCTGACCTATGCTTACCATGTGCCAGAGGAAAGTATCACGGATTGTATATCGAAATGAAACGATTGAAGGATAGTAAAACCACAAAAGAACAGGAAGAATGGCACAGGATGCTTACAGCGGAGAATTACAAGGTTGTGACAGCATACAATTGTGAGGAGGGAATTCGTTGCATCAAAGAGTATATAAATTCAAGCAAAGGGCAGGTATAGACCTGCCCTTTATCGAATGTCGAATAAGCGACAATATAAGGCAAACTTCATTGAAGGATAAAGGAAATTTTGCTATAATAAGATTTAAGGATTTTGCAAAGGAGGTAAAGCCAGTGGCGAAAAACAAACTTGCTATTCCGGTTGTAAAGTGGGTGGGTGGCAAACGGCAACTATTAAATGAAATTACTCCTTTGATTCCAAAGCATATTACTACTTATTGTGAACCGTTTTTAGGTGGTGGTGCAGTTTTGTTCTCACTTCAACCTAAGAAAGCCATTGTTAATGACCTTAATAGTGATTTAATAGCAGCTTATGAAGTAATCAGAGATAATGTAGATGAACTGATCAACCTACTCAAACAGCATCAAAATACACAAGAACACTTTTATTCGGTTCGTGATATGGATCGAGATAAAGGGGTATATCAATCTTTATCGAAGGAAGTCAAAGCTGCCCGATTGCTTTATCTAAATAAGACATGTTATAACGGTTTGTTTAGAGTGAATTCCTCCGGTGAGTTTAACACTCCGTTTGGCTATTATAAGAATCCGAATATTGTTAATGAACCAATTTTGAGAGCGGTAAGCACTTATCTAAAAGCTTCAAACATACAATTCTTTAGTGAAGATTTTTCCGAGACATTGAAGCGAGTACCTAAAGGTGGTTTCGTTTATCTTGACCCACCATACGACCCCGTGTCGGACACCTCAAGTTTTACAGGATATAACAAAGGTGGATTTGACAAAGAGGAACAAGTTCGATTGAAAAAATGTTGTGACGATTTAACAAAACGGGAAGTTAAATTTTTGTTGTCAAACTCGGCAACTGATTTCATAAAAGAGTTATTCAAAGATTACACCATCACAATTGTCGATGCCAAACGAGCAATCAATTCAGATGCTACAAAGCGTGGCGCGATTGAGGAGGTTCTTGTAAGAAACTATGAGTAGAGAGCCAAAGAACGACGAAGCATGGGTAAAGCTATTCGAGAAATACGAAATTGTTAAAAGAATCAATGAAGAAGGTCAATTTGTTATTACGGCTGATCAAATCAAGGAGTTTCGAGAACCTCGCTTAATGACAAAATTTGATAGTAGAACGCAGCTGCCAGCCATTTTTGATGAATCGAAATTGTCAATTTTACCAATTACTCGAGGTTCTTATTCAATCTCTAACTACAAGGTTTATCACAAATTCGAGGAAGTAGAATCGCCGATAATTGAAGTTTCATATCCGGACTATGTTCAAAGCATTAATTGGGATGAAATTTCAAGCGAGTCCACTGCTATCAATGTGGCTTTTATTTCAAACATGTTGGAAGCTTTTTTGGATGAAAAAGGATTATTACCAACAGTAAACGGCCGTATGGGATCGAAAGAATTTGATTTTGAGATTTATAACTCTCGTCTTAAGCGTAATCAAAGAATTGAGGTAAAGAATTCTCAAATTGAAATTGATGGCGGCTTTGAAGGGATTGGTTCGCTTACTCTTGTTGAAGCAAAAAATGTTTTGTCGGAAGATTTTCTTGTGCGTCAGCTTTACTATCCATATCGTCTTTGGAGTCAGAAAGTAACAAAGCCTGTAAGGCCCATATACTTAACCTATTCAAATAATGTTTTTTCGCTTTATGAATACACCTTTGAAAACCCTAAGAACTATAACTCCCTTGTGCTATTGAAAGCTAAGAGATACACACTTGGTCAAGAACTGATTTCTCTACAGGATATTATCTCAATCAGCAATAGCATTGTTGTTGTTCCAGAGGATGATATTCCGTTCGTTCAAGCTGATTCGTTTTATAGAGTGATAAACTTATGCGAATTATTGATTGAAAACGAACAAATGACTGTTGAAGATATTGCCAATGAGTTTGGGTTTGCGACAAGACAATCCGACTACTATTTTAACGCAGGAAAGTACATTGGCTTATTTGAAAAAAGGAAAAGCGACCAGGGCATAGTGGTGGTCTTAACCGATCATGGAAAATCAATCATGAATATGAGCGTGAGAACCAGAAATCTTACTCTTGTTAGGTCTATATTATCACACGGTGTCTTTCGCGAAGTTTTTCAGTATTATTTAGCAAATCAGCGTTATCCCGAGCTTAACGAACTAATTGAAATTATGAAAAAGTATCCTATCAGTATGGGTGAAGGCGGTTACGAATTATATAAGCGCAGAAGTTCATCGATTACTGGCTGGATAAATTGGATCTTTAGTTTAATAAGCGAATAGAATAATCATTTACAAGGCACTCAATCAAACGATTGGGTGCTTTTTTATGCCCCTTTCTATGTATCTATTTGATATATTATGTTATAAACTGTAGAAACTCCCGAAACGACATAGACAAGCTCTTTACAATGAGGGCGAAAAAGCAGAAGGGAGGGGGCAGGTATGTATGACGGATGCGCAACGTGTCTTTGCTGATGAATACTTGCTCTGCTTCAATGCCACAAAAGCGTATAAATTTGCTTACCCTAATATTAAAAATGATAAAGTCGCAGGGGCGAATGGACACAGATTGCTTAAGAATGCTGAAATTTCCGAATATATAGGCAAAAAGCAACACGAGATGCAAATTATGGCAGGAGTCACTCGTGAAATGCTGATGCAGGAGATCAATGCGATTGCTTTCAGCGATATCGGTAACTATCTCACCATCAAAAAAGGTAAGATAAAACTCACCGACACCGATAAAATGACACCGTTTCAGCGTAAAGCGTTAGCTGGTGCAAAGCGTGACAAGTTCGGTGCATTGGAAATCAAGCTGCACGACAAATTGAGAGGACTCGAAATGGCTGCCAAGTTGTATGGATTCGACCGTATGACCGCAGAGGACGAAGCTGAAACGGGAGTGATCCTGCTTCCTCCGATTCAAGAAGACGACGGTGAAGAAGATGATCCGTAATACCGTTTGGGAACCACAGCCAAGGCAACGTGATTTCTTAGCCAGGTCAGAGTATGAGGCGTTTTATGGTGGGGCTGCAGGTGGTGGAAAATCGGAGTGCCTTGTTATCGAGCCGTTACGCCAGGTCGAGATACCACATTTCCGAGGATTGCTACTTCGTAAAACCTATCCAGAGCTGACCGAGTTAATAGAAAAGTCACTGAAGTATTACAAGAGAGCATATCCAACGGCTAAATACAACGATTCAAAGCATGTATGGCGATTTCCGAGTGGCGCATCGATTCGGTTTGGAAACCTGCAAAGACAAACGGACTTGCAGAAATACCAAGGTCAAGCATTCGATTTCATCGGTTTCGACGAGCTGACACATTTCACATTCGACTTATACATTTACCTGATGTCACGTAATCGACCGAATGGACCAGGCACAAGAGCATACATCCGAGGAACCGGAAACCCGGGTGGCATCGGTCACGCCTGGGTCAAAGAGCGGTTCGTCACGGCAGCACCACCACTCACACCGATAAAAGACACAAGGGAGATCATTCTGCCCGGTGGCAAGATACTGACACAGACATTCAAACGTGTATTCGTGCCATCCAGCGTATTCGATAATAAAATCCTTATGGAGAATGATCCGACATACATCGGTAAATTGGCATCACTACCACCGAAGGAACGTGATGCACTTCTATATGGAGATTGGAACACGTTCGCTGGGCAGGTTTTTACCGAGTTTAAGGATGATCCAGATCACTACAAAGACGGCTACTACACACACGTGGTTCGACCGTTTGCCATACCAAAGCATTGGCGTATTGTCCGGTCATTCGACTGGGGATATAGTAAACCATTCAGCGTGGGTTGGTGGGCAATCGACACCGAAGGATGTTATTACCGAGTGCAAGAGCTTTATGGTTGCCAAGCGGAACGACCAAACACGGGAGTGCAATGGGACGTCGGAACCATTGCAGATAAAATTCTGGAAATGGAAAGAGCCGACTCTAACCTGAACGGACATTCCATTGTAGGGGTTGCTGATCCATCCATCTTTGCCAGTGATCGCGGAGAATCCATAGCATCCATCATGGGCAGGAGAGGCGTTTACTTTGATCCTGCCGACAACGAGAGATTAGCAGGAAAGCTTCAGCTACACCACAGGTTAGTGTTCAGACCAAACGGACAACCTTTGATACAGATATTTAACTGGTGCCGACACTTCATACGCACATTCCCATCGTTGGTATATGACGATAAGAAGGTTGAAGACATCGACACGGAATCCGAAGACCACATTTACGATGAAACGCGATATGCCGTGATGATGAATCAGATCACCGCACCGATACGCATTCCACCTGAAGCAAAACCCTATAATCCTTTTGATAACATTCGACCAGACGATTCACAACGATTCGCAGCGTTTAGGAGGTAGCAAGATGGGCATTGATCCGAAACAAGTACAACAGATGGCTCAACAAGCGGATGCCAGGGCATTAGAGAGGGCCATGAAGCAGATTCAGCACGAACAGATGATAGCCAAGCGTAACGACGATGCCAAGCTACCTGAAGGCAACGGCTTGACCGAAGGGATCTCCCCCGCAACTGGGCCGATAACCGTTGAGAGCATACGCAAAGCGAAAGGGATTCTGCAACACTATAAGAACGCGAAAGCCAGTGTTGACACTACCATTGTCAGTAACGAGCGATGGTGGCAGCTAAGACATTGGAACGAGATTCGAACAGACGTTCCACCTTCTGATGCAGAGCGGCGACCGGAACCGATTTCCGCATGGTTGCAGAACGCGATCAGTTACAAACACGCCGATTTTATGGATCAATTCCCCGAGCCGTTGATACACGAACGCGAACCGGACGATAGAGCCGATGCCAAGAAGCTTTCCTCGATACTGCCGGTCCTGCACGAACGGAACCGCTTCGAAAAGGTTTATAGCGACGTTACCCTTTACAAGCTTTTGCATGGCACGGGTGCTTATGGGGTGTTTTGGGATAAGAACAAAGATTCCATCGGTGACGTAACGATAACCAAAATCGACCTCCTGAATCTGTTCTTCGAGCCAAACATCACGGATATTCAAGATTCGCGAAACGTATTTCTGGTTGAAA